TTTTTAAGTTTGAAAAGGTTATAAAATTTAAATAGGTAAAAAAGTACATAAGCGCCGCTGTATGTCATAAAACATAATGGAACGCTTATAATTATAAAAAATAATATTGCTGTAAATCTAATTAGTTTGCGTCGCACTGAAAAGAATTTTCTAATCTTTTAATTTCAAATTGGTAATGCTCAAGCGCTGCATCTATTAATATCCTTATTTCAAAACAAAGATCAAAAGGAAGATCATTTTCATTTAAGGATAAAAACTTACCACTACTAGAATAGAAAAAAAATGTACATTGTTCGTACGGTGATAAGGCCCTAAGGGCCTCTAATCGTAAAATTTTGTGTTGTAAGCTGGCAATTTCGCCCAGGATCTTACTGTCGGTTTTTAATTGCATAAAATAGGGTTTTTGTTTGTCTGTTGTAAAATTATAGTAAAAACGCTGAAAGTACCAAATTTATTTTTTAAGGCAAAAAAAAGCCCGGTATAGACATACCAGGCTTACTTTTTGTACTAGACCATTGAAATTTATATAACCAACTTGCTTATGACTTCAAAAATAAGGCTTTTTCGCTATTTCTACGCCTTACAAGCCCAGGTAATACCTTACGAATACGTGTCCTGGTATCAAATGCTGTAGTATAACGGTCAAAACCTTTGGCAACTTCTGCTAAGGGTTTACCAGCGTTTAGATCTTTTATTAATTGGCTCCCTCTTATTCCAGTGCCTTTTGCTAAACTACCAGGGCCAATATTATAGGTTAATGAAGTTAAAGCCACCATTTGATTTTCTGTAACTGGCACCTTAACAATATCATTTACATAATTAAAATACTTTTCAGCCGATTTAATAAACCAGCGCCGAGCGGTTGGCTCGTCAATAACGTCACCAGCTTGTACTTTCCTATTTTTATCCCAGTTCCAGCCTTCACCATAACCAATAGAATATTGCGCATAATCCCAGGCAGCTTTAGGAACAAATGTTTCCCAGCCCAGGGCCAAATACTTAAATAATTGATCTTGGATCTGTGCATATGTTGGTTTTCCTGGCGTTTTCTTACTATCCATAATTATATATATTGCAATTGCAACCGCTAAAGCTACTCCATATTTTTTTTGTTGTGTCATTATTTGCGGCCATTTAGATCTGTATTACTATCTTTTGCAGCAATTAACCCAAGTCCGCTTAAAATTGCAGTAACTCCCGTTACTACGTCGCCACTTATAATTGTTGCAATACCAGTAATTACGGCACCAATACCAAATAGGCTTGTTTTCCAGTTTTTAAACATATCTTTTTATTTTTTTGTAAAAAAATCAAGTTTAGTTTCAATACGTGCTAATCTGTCTAATATTTCACTATTTGTATTATTGTGTTTAGATAGATCAGTTTCAATTTTGTCTAATCGGTTTTTAGTTGTAAAGAAAAAACCACCGCCAGCGGCTACAAAAATAATAATACTAAATAACAGATCCGTTGCCATCTTCTTCCTTTAATATTTCACGCGCAATTGCGTTGTAAGCGTCGGCCGCTGTCATAGCTGCCGTCAAATTTTCAAATAAACCGCTTTTGCTTGCTGCGTCTAAAATTTGTTTTAAAATTGCTAGTGCTTGTTTGGTTTCCATGGTTTTGTATTTAAAGTTTAATTAAGCTAGTGTTATATTAAGTTCCGTTGCGGCCCATTCGTACGCCCACTGGTTAACGTCGCTTTGCGTTCCCCATTGATCGTATTGCGGATCCACCATTGTTAAATTGCCGTCTGCTAGTTTACTAGCGTCCGCGTCTAATATTTGCCAATAAAATGTTGCGCTATTGCTTAAGTTATCATTAATTATAATTAAGCTAAAAAGGGTTGCCGTTTGCTCTTGGCCGTTTACCCAAATTTGAAAAGGTTGTATTTGTTTCATATTATTTTATTTAAGGTACTATTGTTAAAATTCCAGCGTTGCTATAAATATCGCCACTTGATAAACCAACTGCGCTAGTAGGTAAACCAACTATTCTTAATTTAGAACTACCATTTGTAGTAGTTCCGATAAGAACATTACCGCCATTTGGTTGCAGTGATAATTTTTTTGATGTATAAGATGTTCCTTGTTCAGCAGTTTGTAAATATGCTAAATTATTTGTTTCATCAGTACCGATTAATAATTCAGTATTACTTGCAGAATTAGTTGAGTTAATTACTATACCTGCACTTCCTTCACTATTAAATGTAGAATTTTTTGTTACAGATAAAATTCCATTACCTATTGTATTTCCGTTTACACTTACACTACTTGAGAATGTTGCTGCACCAGTAATTAAAGCCGTTCCACTAACTTGTAGCTTTTGGCCTGTATCTGTTATTGTACCAATTAAAAAGTTTCTTGCTGCGCTTATCCTGGCTGCCTCTTGAATATTAGCTAGTCCAGTGTCATAAATACCAAAAAGCATATTTCCAGCGGCGCTTGTACTGCCGTTAAAAATACACATATCTAAATTTTGGCTATTTTGTATAAAATTGTTAACAGCTGTTGCTAGTCCTAAACCTATTCTTTTAGTGGGGCCACTTGTAGCGCTATCTATTCTTAAACTAGGCGCTGTTGCACCTACAATTTGAATATGATTGTCACCAGTTGCACTTGCAACCACTAATTTTCCGGATCCTACAGAAGTAGTACCAATTAATACTTGGCCAGTTGTCTTTTTTACTGTTAAAGATTGTTGTGCGCCTACTACGTCAAATATTTCAAAATCATTTGCACCAGCATTGTATAAATTACCAATACGCCATAAAGACGTTCCATTATTTTGAAAAGCTATTCTAGTATCGTTTGTTGCAGTTGTTTGATTAAGCTGCAAAATTGTATTTTGTGTACTATGTGCGTCTATTGCTGCTCCTGGTGTTGTTGTGCCAATACCTAAACGGTCATTTACGCTGTCATAAAATAAACCGTTATCACCAGTAACCGTACTTGCACCACTCCAGTATGTAACTTGCCCCGCTGCACCGGATCCAGTAACAGTACCAGTTCCAGGGCCGCCAATTAAATCCCAGCCAGTACCGTTATCACGAAAAAACGCAAATGTGTTTGTACTTACAAAGATACGACCAACAAAACCAGCTGCGGGCCTATTGGCTAACGTATCGGCGTAAAACGCCGGCGTTTGTCTTTGGTTTAATATTGATAAATCTATTGAAGGCATTATATTATGTAATTTTTCTTAACAGTAACTAGGTTATTAAACCCGCCTGAATTAATAAAGTTAGCAAAGAAACGGCGCGTTGTAAATTCGCCATAATTTCCCTCTATTTGTAAACTTTGATTTTGTTGAAGCGTAACGCTTTCAATTTGTACCGCATTGGTTCCGTAATTAATAAATAATATACTATTACAGTCGCTAGTCACATATCCACTTACATCATACGTTGTAAAGTTAATATCGTATTTTATTAAGTCCGCTGTTACTTTAAAATCAGCCATTATAATTTAATTGAAGGTGAAATGAAAATTAAATAGTGAACGGAACGCCCATTTTTTTAACTCCACTAACCTGGTTTACATAATATGTTTGGAAGGCACCGTCTTGTTCATATTGTAGTTTACGTTCCGGCGCTACAAATTCAACTATTTCATCTGTAATAGTAACGCTTTCAGGTCTAATTGCTGGCGCTGTTTGTACTGGCGCTGCCGGTTGTCCTGGCTGTCCTGGTAAAGTAGGAAAACCTGGTGACGTTACTGGTAATTGATTTTTTTTATTTTTTAAATACATAAAAAAATACCAATAGGCCGCTCCAGCTGCAAGTAACAATATTAAATTTTTGTTTTTCATAATTTTAAATTTCTGCTAATGCTTTTTCATAATCACTTAATAAGTCGGCTGGATCGTCAATAAATTGACCAGGCCCCAAAGGATCAACAATTACAGTGCCTTTTCTTTTAGGTTTGTTAATAACTGCATAAGCAATTACGCCACCTAATAAAAGTAATATTAATAAACTGCCTTGATCCTTCATATAATTATTTAAAATCTAAATTTTATCCCTTTTCTACGGTAATTGTCATTAACAGTATTAATTTGATCACCGCTTAAATTTGATTTAATAAAACTAAGTAAATCTTGTAAACCACCATAAGGTACGCCAAAAAGGTATTCTTGGCGTTTTCCAAATGCTTTATATATAGTTGCAATATCAGCGTCATTTTTTGCTCTAGCTAATTGATAAGCCGCGTCATCTTTATCGTCCGAAATACCGCTATATCTTAATGCTTCATAAATTCTATTTGCTATTATAGTCCATTCGCCTACCGATTTTGAAGGCGTCTGTAATCTTGTTGCGTCGCTTACGTATTGATCAATATTCCCAGTGTTTATTCTCTCTTGCGCTAATTCAGCTGCACTTTTAACAATACCTAGTTTAACTAAAAGCGGCTTCACTATTAAAAAATAAGTAATACCGGCGCCCACTGCATAAATTGCAATTCTTTCAGTGCTTTGATTTAATATTGTTTTCCTTCTAGGCATTTTTATAAATTATAACATAAATAATAATGAAGTAAGTTTGCTGCTACCCATTTCATTTAATTTTCTCAAATGATCTATTGTAACGCCTTTATTCATTAAAGATCTTAAAATTTCAACTGCTTCATCTTCATCACCTATTCCAGCAATTGCCGTCGGTGCGCCACCTTTTGTTATCATTCCGCTAACCAGCGACATCACGCCAGCAATTAGGGCCTCTTGTAGTTGTGGGTTACTCAACATTTGATCAATTGGGCTTTTCGGTTCTTCTTCTTCTTCTTCAATTTCTTCCATAGCCTCTATTGCTGCAATTCTGCTTTGTAACATAGCATTTTGCTCAACTAACTTTTCCAATAACATTTCAGTTCTAGGGCTACCCATTCCGGCCATAGCTTGCATTGGCAACATTGATTGGGGCCTATTTAGCTGAAAAGAAATACTGGTAAGAACTGGGCCGTCTTTTTTAGCTTTGCCCCTTCCAGTATTTCCCTCGCTAATAACTTGTATTAAATACGGGTTGTAATTTTCTATGTTATTGCGCAACTGTGTTAGCGCGTTTACAAGTTCCTGGCGTCCAATTTCTTTTTCACCTATAAAGTTGTAACGCAAATATTGCGGCGTTGGGTTAACGCCAGCAAAAATTTTATATTCGCTCCCTTCTGCTGCGTCGTAAAAATTTACGACTTCGTCAATAGTAAATATTTCAGGTCTAAACGCTGCCATAACATAAAAATTTTACAAGTAGTAATAAACGCCAAAACTATAAGCCACATTTGTGGTTGCTAGTGCTGTAGGCAAAGATACAAAGGACTTTGTCCAGCTAATATCAATATCATTCATACTAGGCAAATCAAAAATAAAAGGTGTACTTCCTTCTTGAATGTTATTTAAGCCTACCAATGGAATATTGTAAATTAACTGCAAATCACCTTGGTACAAAGTTAAAAATGACTTTTTAGCGTCTGCAACTGTAACTGGTGTTGATCCAGTTAAAGGCGTCGCACTAATTGCGCCAGCTATGTAAACTTGTACCGCTTCGATCTTTGCGTTTCTTAATTGTGGTAAGCTAGGAAAATAGAAACGTGTTAGTGTAGATCCACTAGGTACGTTAATTTCAACTGCTTCAAACCTTTTGATACGCATATCTTAAAATTAATAAATTAAAAAAAGTGCCGGTAATGTCCGACCGGCGGCGGCGGCGTTTTAGGCCCGCCAGGCACATATCATAACTGATTGATAATCAGCATTATTTGACAGTTGTCACATTTTGACAAAGTATGCCTCTCTGCAAAACGCAAATAAAGCTATTCGATAAAACTGTTGCTGGCGCACCATTTGCAGTTAACTGAAAATTGATGTTAGCAGCACCGTTCATCACAATACCTGGTTCAACTGGGTAGAAAGCGTCTTGGCTTGCAGACCACTGATCCACTGGGAAAACAGTTTGTGCAGTAATACCTACGCCGCCTTGTGTTTGTGGCACAAAGTAGTGACGCAAAACGTCCCACGCTGGTAATACTTGCTCGTTATTAATTGTTAGGTTTAAATAACCGTTATAAATACTCCAAAGATCATCATCAGTTGCTGAAGTAAATATTACGCCATTTGGATAAGTGTAAAGCGGCGCTTTTGTGCTTGTAGCTGTTCCAACTCCAATTAAAACTGCAATTTCAGTTGTGATAAAAATGTCTTGTAAGTTTAGACGCTTTTCATTTACGCGGCTTGCACCGTTTTGCGTGTCATTTACAAGTACTGGAATGTGATAATTTGCAATTGAAGTGCTTAAAGCTACTTCACTGCGTAAATATGATTGCGTTAATTTAGCGTGTTCTACTGAATAACCTAAACTACGCACCAGGGTTTTTGCATTTTCAAAAACCATACGGCTGCCCATTTGTGTTGCCATTTGTTATAAGTTTTTTTATTTTTTAATAAAGGTGAAAAGAAAATAATTAACAGCCTTCTTCATCCAGGCCAGCTATTGACGGCGTCATATAACTTTTGTCAACTAATCCCTCGCGGTTGTAGTATGCTGCAATCATAGGCGCTTTATAATCAGCGTCGTTTGACATAGCACCAATACCGTTAAGTACTCCAAAAGATTGCATTAGTTTTAGACCACCTACAGCGATCATACCAGCGGCAAGACCTTGACCAGCTGGCCCCTTTACAAATTTTGGTAAAAATAAACCAACTGCAACTGGTACTGCTGCTGTGATTTTTGCATTTATTCCAGCTGGTAAAACTTTACCAACTAATTGGGCTGCTGCTGCTCCAGCTACTGTATAAAGTACAGATGTAGCGGCGCCGCCTACTTTACCCATTCCAGACATACGACGACGTCTTGGGCTTCTTTTTGCTGCTTTTCTTCTACGCATTTTTTTTTGTTTTAAATTATTGTGAAGGTTTTTAATGTTTTAATACTTTTTTCAATAAATACTCTTTTGCTTTCACTTTACTTTCAAATTGCGGTGAATTTTCAAGAGGAAAAACATTTCCAGAAGGGTATCCTTCCGCAATTTTATAATATCTATCGTAATACGGCATTTTATTAGAATAGATAAAATATTTACCACCAATTAAAGTTGATTCAATTTTAGTGCTAAAAAATTTCATTGTTTGTCTATCAAAAAAATGTCCGCCTTTTTCTTTGTGAAATGCTTTTAATTCTGCCAAATTTTTAAAAAGTCCTTTGTCAACTTTTCCAATTCCACTTACCACGCGAATATTAACATTGTGGCTTTTAGTATCTTTGTGGGTACTTTCAGCTTTTTTAACGCCAGCTACTCTACGAACGTGCTTTTTAACTACGCCGTATTTAGTATGCTTTTTCTTTGCTGCCTTTTTTGGTGCTGCCTTCTTAACAACTTTTTTAGCCGCCTTTTTAGGTGCTGCTTTTTTTGCTGCCTTCTTTTTAGGGGCCGCGCCTACTTTTTTACCGTAAACGTGCGCAAATGCCTCTTTTAAAGAAACGCCAGTTTTTTTTCTGTATTCAATGGCTTTTTTAAAATTTGCCTTTGCTGCTTTTTGTGCTGCGGTCATTATTTTTTCATTTTTGTTATTAAAAATATTCCAGCGCCAACAATTCCCAGTGTAACCCAAATATTCATCCCGGCCCTTTGCGTTCCTGGCGTGCCTGGAGCGCCTGGTGTTTGCGGCTTATAATTTACTTGTTCTTTTGTAAAATAAGATCTATTTAAAAAATTATTTTGCAAATCGGGCCTTTGTAACAAAAACCTTTGTCGGTAATTGTCTAAATAACTATTCCAAAAGGCTTTATCTTCAGGGTTTAACTGCAAATAGTCATTTGGATAGTTTTGACGATACCAAAATAACATTTCATTTACGTCAACATCAGCGGCCCTAGCATTTTGCTGGCTGCCAGCAATTACACTAGCAAGCCTGGCTCTAGCGTCCTGGCTAGTAATTTGTTGCTTTACTGTATCAATTACAGCCCTAGCGTCTTTAGCTGGGCTTTGAAAAGCGCCCCTAAAAAAAGGTACCAGTGCTGGCAATGCTTTTGCACTAGCCGATATAATTGCTGCAATTGGTACAACTCCTATTTTATTTGCGTTTCCGTAATACATTATTTTTTCCTAAAAATTAAAAATGCTGCTAAAGCTGCACCGCCGATTAACAAAATTGTGTTTGTGTTAATTCCGCGGCCTTGTTGTGGTTGCATTGGTTGATCAATAGGCTGTTGCGGAAAATTAGGTGAAAAACCACCGCCGCCGCCTCTTGCTTCTCTTATAATATCAGGTGCCGCACTTACTAAAGAACTAAAGGCGTTTTGCCAGTCAAATTCACCTATTCCGGCAAAACTTGGCAAATCCTGAAGCGCTACAGTAACTTTATTAATTGCAACTTTATACTGCAATTCACGGCTTGATCCTGGCGTAATTATACCAGCTTGCAAAAGCCTATCACGTTCATTTACAAGTTTATCCCTATATTTTTCCATTTCTGCGCGTTTGTCGGATTCTGAATAATTAACGCCGCTTAATGCAATTAGTGCCATTTTTATTTTTTTATCTTTATAAAAACTAGGTTGTCTTTTTTCGTTAAATCTTGCTAGTACCGGATCAATCCAAATTTCTTTTTTTGTTCCAGGATACATAACAGCAAAAACGTGTTGTGGCTCCCTAGAGTTATTTTTATATCCAGCAAATCTAAACGCTAAAGGTACTTGAATAATACCTTTTCTGTTTAAACTATCTAGCACCCCATTTGCAAACAGCGCGTAACTTTTGCAATCCCCTGGCATAGCTACTATTGCGCTAGGACTTCTTAAAGTTTGGTTGTTATTACTTTCAATGTAATAAGGTACATTTGACTTTAAAAAGTTAAATATATTTCGCGCCGTTTCCAGTTCACTTTCACCGACAAAATAATTGCTTATTTTATCGTATTCATCTGCATATTGGTAGTGCGTATTAACTATTCCGTCAATTATATCAGTAACAGTTTGATCCGTACTAACTACCTTTTTAAAATTTTTAAAAGGCGCCAGCTTTTGTAAAACTGCGCTTTTAGATACCATCAAAACTATATTTAATATCAAAAGGCAATCTAACCCCGTCTACCTGGACTGTACCAGCTAAACGAAATTTAGCTTGCTTTAATCTTATTAACTCACGTATTGAACTTAAAGCACCTTCTAAAGTACCTACAGACATCAACGGTAATACAGCCTCGCTATTGGCTGCTACTACAGTTCTACCATTATAGTATACATCAGCGACCTTTAAACCGCTTTCCAAATACAACTGAGCGCGAATATTGCCTATTTCAACTCTAAACGCTGTTGGGTTGTATATTGTATAATCAATATTAATTCTAGGATCAAGAATCGATCCACCTAGGCCAATCCTGGTAATTACATACGTAACGCTTTGAGAAAAGCGAAATTTACTATATATCCAGTAAGCTGCTGCGACGCCGACAAAAGCTGTCAACAAATTTTTTGCTGTCATACCTTACAAAGTTACGAAAAATCATTGAAAAAACATAAAAAAAACTTTTTTTTAAAAATAGTGTGTGTTGGTTAAACTTTTAGTTTAAAATTTATTATCTTTGTACCTCTGGTAAAAAGATAAAAATTAAACCACCTATTTTAAACCACTTAAACCGGTTTAAATTATTTTCTTTTCACCTTTAATTATACAGTATTTAAACCAGTACATACTAGGCACAAAAAAACCAGCACTAGGCTGGTATTTTGGCGGCGTACTGGGCTGCTAGATTTTATTTAATTGTTCAGCCAGACGCGGCAATAAAAACGCTTTGTTTTTTTCTCGTATAAATTTACATAATGTCCGCCAACTTTGCGGGCAAATTGAATAAAATTTTCAACTCGGTTAATATTCCGATATTTTTTTGGTGTTATTTCTTTGTGATCCTCAAAAAAAATTATTGCTGTGTAATATTCCATTTTTTATTATCTTTGTAGTGAAAGGAAAATAAGCAGTTAATTAGGGTTAATTGTTTTGTCCAGGCGGTCAAATTTTTGGCCGCTTTTTTTTGCTATTAACTTTAAAAATTCAACATCTTCAGGTTGTAATATAGTACCGTTAAACATAAGCCGCCACTGCTTTCCAATCTTTACTAGCTTAAATTGTTTTTGCATAATCATAAACGCAATAAATTTTTTAGTATCTTTTCTCATAAAGGTTATTTTCATTTTTATAAATAAATTTTTTATCAATCCAAATTTTGCAAAGTTGTTTGGCCCAGTTAGTACCTTTGGCGTTTTGCTCTTGTATGTCTGCTATTAAATCTTTGTAACTGGTAGGGCTGTATATAAGCTGGTTAATTAAATTTTTGTGATCAAGTTCCGTAAATTGTTTTGGGTGCTTTGCAGTGTCTTTTTTGCTTTCACCTTCATTTGCTATTTGTTGCCAATTGCCGGCAATATTCATTAATACAACTGGCTCAAAATCTTCACTGGATCGTAAAAATCTAGGCTGTAAAGTAAAAGTTTTTTTATCCTTATCCTTTACAATTTCAAGCGTGCTTGAAGCCCAGCGGTCACAATTTGATCCCAGGTGTCCTAAAGTTTGCGCGCCTAGGCCTTTACCCTGGTGTAGCACGCCCACAAATAAACAATTATAAATCTTAGTAAGTTTTTTAAACCAGTTGACTAGCTTTCGGCTTTCAACTTCGCTGTTATAATCAAAAATAAGATCCAAAAGGCCGTCAATTATAATTATGGGGCAATCCGGGTTATTTTCTAAATAATTAACAATTAAGGCCCTTATTTCAGCCGGGCCGTCCTCACGTACGGTAAAGCAATCAGCCCAGGATGGCAAATTGTTTAAATTGCTAAAATGCTTTATTTTATTAACTTGTCTGTAAAAATCAAAATCGCTGCTTTCCGTATCAAAATAGGCTATTTTTCGCCTATTTTCAGGAAAATGCACTTTCATACCAAAAACGTCGCCTGGTTGAAATGCTGAAGCTATTGCAGCGGCTAAAAAGGTACTTTTGCCCGCCTTAGGCAATCCACTAAAGACAATAAAGTTTTGGATTGTTCCAATGGGTTTATCGTCAATAGTGAATATTACCTGGCTTTGTGGGGGGATAAAATCGGGCTTGTATTTTCTTAGTGCTAGTTTTTCTTCAAGGGTTAATTTGTTTTGTCCGTCTGTCATTAGATCCTTTGTAAAAAAGCGGTTAATATAGCTGCAATAATTAGGGCTATTACAGCTTGTACGTTGGGGCTACATCTCAATAACCTTAACATTATTTTCGTTTTCATTTTCAATTTTTTCTAGGGTTAAAAAATATTCATTCGCTAGTATTTCGCACTCTCTTAAAAGTGTTGAAAGGCCAATTTTACTATGATTATTTTGCATTTCCTTTGCGCAAAGGATTTGTAATAAAACGTGTTCGTACTTTGTTAGTCCTGGTATCGGGGCCACTAAGCGCCCAAATTGATCCTGGACTGGCATAACTGGAAAAGCTGGTGCGTTTTTGTCAATTTTCATTTGTCTATTTATTTATAATGTTGGTAATTTCAGCAATTATTCTTTTTGCTTCAGGTGTATTTGTACTATGTGCTAAGGCGTCTGTTGGGTGATAACCTAAAGGGCTATTTAATACCGTAACGCCTAGATTTTTAAATCTTTGGTAATATGTTTGAGAGTTTGCAAGTGAAGCGGCCCTGGATAGGGATCCGCTCCAGCCATAAGATCCAACAAAAACATAAAATTTTGCATTAGGAAATTTTTGCTTTAATGTTTGCACCAATAAATCAATTTTGTCATTCCTAGAAAATTGGCCATTAGTTCCAATTGAAATAAAGACATTTTTAACGTCATAAGTAATTGGGTATGTATTAAGCGCATTTATTAAACTAGATACAAACCAGCCACCTTTTGCAAGTGATCTGTCAGTAACTAAATTTTTTATCCTAGATCCTATTCCTACGGCGTGGCTATCACCTACCATAAAACTACGCTTTAATACTGTTGGCGTTGTTTTGTTTGCAAAAAATTTATTTGCAATAAAGAAAAAGGCGCCAATACCTAGTGCAATCTTTAAAAATTTTTGTTGGATCTTTGTCATTTTATATTTGTTTATCAGTTTCCTTCTCTTTGTATTCCTTTACGGCTATTGAAAGGTATTTGTTATTAGCTTTACTAACTTTCACCCAGCCAGCAATTTCAAATAATTTGCCAGCGTCTTTAAAATAGCCCTGGTAATCGGGTTGCTTTTCGTTTTTTTTGTTTTCTACTTTGTTCATTGATCCAAAGCCGTCGGCTAGATCCTTTAAATACTCGTTTTTCATTTTTTAAGTTTGAAAAGGTTATAAAATTTAAATAGGTAAAAAAGTACATAAGCGCCGCTGTATGTCATAAAACATAATGGAACGCTTATAATTATAAAAAATAATATTGCTGTAAATCTAATT